AAGGTACTCTTGCGACCCCATGTCCTGACCGTAGCGGGTAGCTGCCTTCAACGCGCCGCCGGAAAAAAGTCTGTTATCTCGCGCTGCGGTTCTATCCAGCAATTTTTGGCCTTCGCTCAAGCGGAACGCATAGCCTGGGTCTTGCTGGAAGTCCGACATACTGAAGTCACGCGCATACTTGCCAAAGTCAGCACTTTGCCCCGTCGCAGAACCTTGCGGTGGTTGGTAGTTGTTCATGGCGTTCTGGTCGCCTTGACGCGCCGCAGCCATAGCGCGGGAAAGACCGGCCTCGTCAATCCCGCCAGCCGTTGGCATCATGCCACCTTCGCGCCCAACTTCAGCTTGGCCCGGCCCAGACGTAAACTGCCCCGCCAACGCATTTCTGAGTTCAGCGTCACTACGCATATACGGAGCGCCAACACCACCGCCACCGGCTTGCGCTGGCATTCTGAGTCCAAGCAACTCCATCAGCCTGTTTTGCCCAGCTAGGCCAGCCTGGCGGTAAGGCTCTTGCCCCGCCATCTGCCGGTCGAACATTTGCTTTTGCAACGCCGAAGCATCGCGTGCAGCACCGGCTTGAGTGCTGGCCGCATCGCTTGCGCCGCTAGCGGCCAATGCACCGCCAAGAAGCGATGACCCGCCCATAATTGCTGCGCTGGTACTAATTGGTTCAGGCATGACTGCTCTCCCATTCGTCAAAAGTTTCAAAAGCGTAGAACTCGCGGATTTCGCGGGATACCTTACGCATATGCTCAAAACCACCAATCAAAAACGCAGTGGCGATGTGTATCTCAATCCCAAAGTTTCTGATGTGAAACGCAAGGTTTCGGAGGTGCTTTTTCTCGCTCTTACACATCTCGTTTGCATCGTAAAACCCATTGATCGACGCCATGATCAACGGTTGGTAATATGTGTAGTTTGCCATAAACCAAGGGTTTGACGGGAGAGAAAACATCAAGGAGGTAAACACCCTGTTTATGTGGTTGCTTTCAATTTCAACGTCTTTGTCTATCAAATCATCCCAAAGTTCTACGGCGTCAAATAGACAGTTCAAAAAATCAACTGCGTGCTGGTTGCCCAAGCACCAGGTTTGTTTGTTTGCTTGATTGGCTACCTGCCATTCTTCAGACATGACGGGCATCTCTCACTCCAGCAACAGGTTGTTGTTCGCAGCGGCTTGCATAATGACCCAGTTGGTGCCGTCCGACACCATCGTCGCCCAGTTTCCCACAACATCCAAAAGGATCGCCGTACCGGCGCTGGTGCTGTCAAGCGGCACAACATTACTCGACGCTGACACCAGAGTCTGCGGCTGCATGTTCTTAAAAATCAACTGCCGCCCGATCCATGCAGACGCTGTCGGCAGCGTGACCGTACAGGTTGAGCCAGACTTGTTGTTGATCAGCCAGGCTTCGCCAACCGCCACGGTAAAGTTGGCAGTCTTGGTAACCGGCGCCGACACCGTATTGACCACTGGCGTTGTCCAAGTCGGCGTACCTGCCCCGGCGCTGGTTAACATCTGGCCGGACGTACCCGCCAAACTAAACGCATAGGCCGTACCCGTGCCGTAGGCAATACCGCCTGCCGTGGGGGTAGCCGTAGCGTTTGTGCCCCCGTTGGCGATTGCAAGCCTTCCAGCAAGCGTTACAGCCCCCGCAGTAGCCGTGGCGGGTGTCAGGCCGGTAGTGCCTCCAGAAACGCTTAGAACGCCCGTGTTGGAAATTGTGACGTTGCCCGTGGCACCAGACACCGATATGCCAGTTCCAGCAATGTTTGACAGAACGCCCGTGTTGGCTACCGTGATGGTGCCTAAGCCGTTGGTAACCGAAATGCCTGCGCCGATCCCTAGCGTGTTTAGCGTGTAACCCGTGCCGTTTCCGATCAGCAATTGCCCGTTTGTCGGGATTGTGCCTAGACCCGTGCCGCCAGAGGTGACGGGAAGAATGCCTGTTCCTTCCCCGGTAAAGGTGTACAGGCTATAAAACCAGCGATACCACTGACGCGAGATTGCACCCGTGCGCTCGTCAATGATCGGCACCCGTGGCGGGGTGATCTGGGTTTGATTGCCGACAGTCATGCACTAGTCGGGCTGAGTAGCAATTCAGCCCCCATGATCGCTATCTTGTTGGGGTCGGTGCCGGAGAGCTCGTACACCCGGTCGCGCAGCTTCAAGGTCATACCCAACCGACGCCAAAAGGTTCGGTGCCCATACGCGCCAATTTTGCCAATTGACGACCAATGCTCGTTGCTCCAAGTGTGACCACCGTCATCTGACCAGCGCAACATTACCTGCGGGTCATAGCCTGGCGCAGCAGGGTATGAATTGGTGACTAAGTTGTACCCAGTAATATCGGTATCTGACAACTCGTACTGGCCCAAAGGCTCAAAACCGTCCCCTGCTTCGGTGGTTAAAGTAACCCCCGATTGCGTGGCTAAAAACGTTTGCACGTACTCAGCCACAAGGTCTAACCCCGCTTCAGTGTCAATATTTTCGCTGGCATACGCAGGGTACAAATTTAGCCCAACGCCTGCTTCACAGTCTAGTTGCAGACTGTGTTGCGCCGTGCGCTTCAGATTGTTTTGGCCGGTTGGCAGCGCCCTCCACGATCTCAGCCACTTTTGGATGCCGCCATTGTCAGCGTACACATCTAGGTCAAACCGATATATGTCGCCGCTTTGGAAGTCGCCCACAATAATGTTGCCGCCAAAGTTGCACTGGCAGTTGCTGCGGTGCCGCATAAAGTCGCCGCCATCAAAACCCGCACGTTCGTGCCAGACTTGGGTGGATGCATCGTAGACCCAAGTAGCGTTGCCGCTTGGAAACGTCAGCACGTAGAAGGCATGGCCTTCTTGCTGGTAGGTGTAGGCAATAGCGTCCGCAATGTTGCCGTACTGGGCAATTGCGTACTCTATGGCATGGGTAGAAATCCTAATGCCCACATACCCGTTGGCACGGTAAACGATGCCTTGCCCCCGAGCGTCAGTGCCTAGCCAAAACAAGCCGTTGTCCAGCTTGGCAATTGAGAACGCAGCAACGCAACCAATCTCGTTGAACGCGCCTTGGATGCGCTGTAGTGGGAAGTCAGCGCCGCCAATGTTGTACCAGACCTCTACCGAGTCTGTGCCAAATACCCACAGCTCGCGGTAGTTGGAAATAACAGCCACCACACCATCGGGTGCGCCTTCAGCGCTGGCAAAGTCCAACGGGTCAACTGAAGTGCCATCTAGCAATTGAGACACCCAAAGAATTTGGCTGTTGGGTTGGTTAAAGACAAAATACCCGTCCAAGTAAGCGACCGTCACCGCTCCAGCAAAGTCAGGGTCGGTGATTTGGGCGAATACGTTGGTGGCTTCGTTGTAGATAAACCCGTCAGGATTGGTGGCTAAGAATAGTTGCGTGCCGTTGTCCGCAATAGACACCGGGCCGCTGCTGGTAGTCAAAGTCCCCAACAGTTGTGGCGTGGCAGTCAGGCCGGTCATCTTGTAGAGGCCAGAACCAGAGACTACAAAGAAGTCGCTGCCGTTAGTCTGGTGCGCCCACAACGCCCGGATCGGCCCGGTGCCTACGGTCTGTAGGAAGTCAAGGCCAGGTGCGCGATTCAGAAAGCCAGGTTCCTTGCCGCCTTCTGGGATGGCCTCTGGAAACAGATTGACCATGCGGTTGTTCGCAGCGTTGATACTGCGTGCAACATAGGCCGACCCAAGAATCGGCGTTTTCATTAGGCACTCACAGCCTTAATCACTGCAAAGGCAATCACAATTGCTTCAGACAAGGAGCCCAAGGAAATATTTCGCACGTTGATGCTTGCTGATCCTGCCGCAGACTGAGCGTTAAGCAGGTAAGAACCGGCAGTGCCTGCGCTGATATGGTTCATTACCAAAATATCGCCAGCTTCAATTACAGTGTTGGTCAGCGTAAAACTAACAGTCGTAGATGCAGGCAACGCAGCGCCGTCTAGTGTAATTTGACCGGTAGATTTGCTTAAAGTAACCGCTGTTGCTTTGCTAACACTTTGCGTTACAGTTCCACCAGAACCAGTTGCATATCCCTGCTTTCCCGTTCCACTAATAACTTGATTGCCAGTGGTGCTAAGGCTTGTGCCAGTAGCCGCACCGATGACTGGTGTGGTCAACGCCATTGAGGTGCTAGTGCAAGCACTGATGTTGCCAGATGTCACCGTGCCCAGCACAGGCGTAACCATTGTTGCATTGGTAAACAACAGCGCGTTAGTGACCTGTTTTGTGGTGCCTCCTTGCACAATTGGCAAGACATCACCAACGGCAGCAGCCGTGGCTACAGGGAGGGCAGAAATTGCAATAGTAGCCATGTTAGTAGTTCCCGGCAAAAATGTTAAACCGCTGTCTGGACGACACGATAGCGTAAGGCATAGACATCACATCGTCAGGGTTGTTGATGCGCTTGATGTTGCGCTTGCTGGTCATGGCGATGCGCCGTACTTGTGGGCTAGGCTCGACACCAAACTCAGGTGCTATTTCCATCGCCAAGTTAAAGACAAACGCACGAAGATAGCCAGGCGGGAACAGGATGTTGGTCGCCAAGGTGGCAGGCGTTGTCAATTGTTGAACGCTGATGAAGTGCCACTCCAAGTCCCGTGTAGGCCGAGGGTAAATGTACATGTCAACATCTGGGTACGTCATGTTGACAAAAATAACTTGCGGGTACGTGCTGGTTACCGTCTTGACCGCAATCCCGTTGTACTGCTGCTGGTTGATGAACTTGATGCCGTAGCTGACGTTGGTGCCCGGGTCGCGGTAGTAGGTAGCGTCATCCAACAGAACAGGCCTGTTGCCCACAAAGTTGCCTGTTGGGCCAAGGGTACGGTTGATCTGACCAGCAGGCCAGGTAAAGGTCTGGTCTTGGGTGCTGAACACCGACAACCGCTCAGTGTTCCAACTGTCAATCATCTGGTCAAGCGCCGTCAACGAATCTTGCGAAACTTCCGCAGAAGACGTTTCTCCTTCGGCCAGCACACCTAGCAGTCGCAGCGCCCGGTTGATTTGATCGCCAGCGGTGTAAATCGCCATCTTAGACTCCTTCTGCTACAACCCTGCGCGTGTACCTGCGCTTTACTTCCAGCGCGTTTACGGGAGCCGCCTCCTCAACGACAGGCGTATCCTCAGTATATCGCTTCCAACCGTTCTTCTCGTCGTACTCAGCTTCCAAGTCCATCGTTGCGACTTTTCTACCGTGGATCGGATGCGCCAAGTAAATCACTGCCATTTGTGTTTTCCAGTTGTTTTAGCCAATAACCGCAATCCTGCAACGCACCAAGCGTTGCGTCCAAATCTGAACGCAAACGCTCGGCTTGTTTTTGCAGACTCTGCACCCGCTCCATCACTACTTCACGGGTGATCATCTTTAGGCAGCAATAGCAGCAGTCACATACAACGGCAGATAGCGAATGCCATCAGGCGTGACCACTTTAATCGCTTGAACTGGACGGATTGTTGGCCCCGAAGTTGTGTCTTGCAACAGCTTACCCGAACCTTTAGTCACACCGGCCAGATTAAACAACGTCCCGCTTGTATCAAATGTTGCCTTGTCAGCGCCATAAGAACTCAAGTAAAGGAACGATGTATTCGTGCCCGTAACAGCACCCGTAGGCATTCCAATCTCACACTCCATTGCAGCGTAGGTGCCTTGGGTACAGCCAGCAGACAAGACGATTTCGCCAACGGTGCCAGAGGCCAGACCAGTTACGCGCCCACTTGCGCCAAACTCCAAGTAGCCATATAGGCCATTAGCGTAGGCACCCAACGCCACGTTTGCTTCCAAGTCTGATTTGCTTGCCCATCCCACAGCTCCAACACCCGTAAGGGTAAGTGAAGTTGAAAGAGCGGCAGCGTTGGTGCTCCCGGTGGTTGAATTTGTAACGTCAATAGTAACCGCAGCAGTTGACGTAACCGAGCCAGTAACTGCTAGTGTGCCAGTAATCGTAGAGTTGTTAATAGTCGCGCCGTCTAGGTACGGGTCTTCATACGCAACACCAACAGGTTTTGTATTTGTAGCCATGATTGTTTCCTTTAAAAACAGGGGCCGAAACCCCCGTTAAATTTAGGCAATACGGTACACAGTCCACGCGCCAACCGAAGTCAAACGTGCGCGGAAATGAGCGCCAATGCCAGAAGCAGGAGTAGCGCCAGAGCCAACCAAAGTCCAGCCAGTGTTGACAGTCACGGTAGCCACACCAGAACTGGTGGAGATAACGAAAAAGTCAAATGTGCTGCCAACTTTGGCGCTGCTGATTCGGTCGTCCACGCCGCCCACGCCAGCCACCAGCGGAAGCTGGAAGTTGTTGGCGTTAGTTTGTGTATATACAACCAAGCCACCTTCAAGTTCAGCCACGGTCAGGAGAACGCCTGCGTTAGCTGTGTAAGTTGAGGGTGCTGGGCTGTAGCCCAGAGTAGTTTCGTTCAGGTTGCCGTCACCAAGTTGGTAACCGCCTGCGCCATTAGGGAGTGCCATGATAGTTTCCTTAAAAATGATTTAAAAAACGCCCCCGAAGGGGCATTCAATTTAGCCCCAGATGCGGCAAGCCATCTGTGGACGAATGGTAGAGAAGCCATACAGCACATCAATACGGCAAGGCATACGGTCGTTGTTGATGTCGTACTGACGAACAACGCGCAGGCTGATCCCGTTGTGAACTGCGCGTGCAGCCATATCCACCCCCTGCGGCATGAGAAGGTCAGCCGTAGCAAACGTGATTGCGTCCTTGTGGTAAACCAAATTCTGTGCGTAAGCAGTAGAAGCGGTTCCAACAAAGGTTACGACAGCGCCCGTAGCTGGCAGCGTAGTCATGGTAGCCAGTGCATGAGATGCGGAGTACATAGCAGCCACAGTCACGGTCCAAGT